CGCAAAATTACCGCAAAATTACCGCTTTTTTACCGCTTTTCGCAAACCAAGATGCCATTTCGATATTGCCAGGCGAAGGCAAGCAAGGCTCTGTCTAGTAGATCCTGATAGCGCGTCTTCTCAATTCCTAATTCCGTATAGATGACATACGCAGAATCAGGCATGTTTTTCAAAAACCGAGAATACAAGATAAATCTATAGGTCGGATTAAACAGCCTTGATACTGCCTGCTCAATCTCTTCTAGCTCAGATAGAGCGTCTACCCGTCTAATAGCCAGATTCTCGATAGGTCTATTAGGCCCGCTTGCTCCGCGTATTTCAAAAGTAAATTCCTGCGTCACTTTTTGAACAGCTTCATCGCAAGCAATCTCACGCCATTTGGGATACTCTCTTAACTTAGCCTTTGCCTTCCTGATTGTCCTTTTCTCGTTAATCTCTGGCAAAAGCGGAATCACTCTTTCTTCAGACATTCAATCTCCTCATCACACCTCTTAACTTGCTTCTTCAGCCAATCCCTGCGCTTACACATAACCTGCAATCCAAATGATTTTTTGATGATCGCTAAATTTTCTGGTTCCAAATCACGCAAGTACAGATCTCTAGTATGCTCTAACTGTTCAATCTTATCCTCCAACATTGTTTCGCTCCGCTACTTCTTTTAAATTCTTGGCAATCTCTGCATCGATCGTTTTATTGAGCTTGTCCACTTGCTCAGTAATTTCTGCGTTTTGTCGTTCCAATCTAAAAACCTTATCATTTAGATTTTGGTTCGCTTCGTATTGCTTATAAAATCCGAAGCAGACGACTGCTACAAATACGCACAGGATTAAGTAAGTAAACTTATTTAAAAATTTATCTGAGTTCATTTTAATCTCCTTTTTTCTTTAAAAATTCGGGCATGTCATCACCGACCGATATTGATTCGTACTGATCCTTGTTGACCAGATACTTTCCATAATGCCTGACTGTGACATGATACCTACCGTTGATTGCTTCCTTGTGTGTTACCACGGGTCTGTTAAACACTGCCCCTGCGTAGAATGATACTACGCAAGAAGCGATAAAGAATATTAATTTAATCTCGGTCATGGTCGGCCTCCAAAAGATCTGGATTTTGATATACATTTCCGATAATTTCTTCATCACCAGTCCACGCATAGCCCTCTCTTATACCTTTTAGATATATAGCAGGCATACCTCCTACAAATGTACCACCGTATTCTTTTTCTAGATATACTTCGTGAGGACATCCTCTGGTACATTTAATGATGTCGCCAACGAACACCTCTTGCCCGTTCTTATCAAACAGGCCTGTCGATTGCATGAGTTCAATTTCGTCTGCATCACGCATAAATGTGATTGCATCACCGATAAAATCCAGTTGACCATTGTCAAAATGGATCTCATCAACATCAATCATTTTCTTGTCATTTTTGAGCCATGCCCTAAATTTTGGAATCATCTTGCACCTCCCATAAAATTATTAGCAACATTTTGCACTTCTGTATCAATTATTTTATTTTTATAATTCAATACCGGAGCCATGACATCATTTATCAATGCAGGCCTCAAAATGATTTCATTTGTGTTCAAAAATCTTTTACCGTTGATTTTTATTTTTATATCATGCCCGTTAGCGATATGTTCAAGGTCGTTATTAGACAGAAATATTTCAAATTTACTCATTCTTCTACCTCCTCAAAGCGCCCATCTATTTTTGGGCTTATTCCTTTTAAAAATAGGGTTTTTCTTTTCTTTTTTCTTCTGCTTGTGATATTCGCTATCTTTGCTAAAGATAACATCTTCATCTTCAATTATTTCAGGAATGAAGTTTCCAGATTGGTATCGTTCAGGTCGTTTCATTCTTGCACCTCCTCAATCTCAATACCTTCACAATCAAACACCCATCCGAACCCAGCATCTTCTAGTTCTTTATGGGTGTGTTCTCTTCTTAGTGTGTAAATGTTACTATAAAAATGAAATCCGTCCCCCTGTGTATCCACCAAATAGTCGATTCTTTCGGAATTACTTTTTAATTTAACCCGATACCGCTTCTCTTTCTCAACCTCGTAGCCATTAATCCAAGCAATAGCAAGTGTTTCTTGATTACATTCGTGATAAAACCATTTTTGAAACTCCTCATTATCTTCATCATCTATATATTTAAATAAATCTTGAAAGTCCCAATTGCATTCTCTTGCCTCCCGAATATATTTATGCACAAACCGCGGTACGACTGGCTTCTGCGGTTCGTCTAGTTGTTCAATCTTTTTGATAATCTTGTCCACTTCAATTCCATTTATAAACTTGTTTAAATTGCCTTTCAAAGACTCGCAATACTCAATCAATTCCTGTTTATTCATTTTCTTCCTCCATCTCCTCGCTCATCAAAAAACTTTTCAAAGTCAAGCCAATCGTCCTTTATGAGATTGCCAATTCTTGTCGCTTTGTAGCCAATTCCGATTTCTGATAATTCTATTCTTATATATTTCCCAACTAAGTCTTCCCATTTTTTGACGTCAACAACATCCAAAATGCGCTCAATAAGCTCAAAACCTTCTTGCGTAGCGATTCTTCTTTTTTTGTTTTTGTCATATTCGTCAAGTGCACGCCCGCCAATGCCAACTCCAAAACCATTGCCTTTAAAATACAAAAAACAAGTCAGGATTCCGTGTTCTTCTCTGCCTAAAAAAGTTTCTTCAATTTCAGCGTTAACTATTTTACTCATTTTCCATCTCCTCAATCAACCAATCTAGATTCTTTCTGGCTTTTTTTAAATCTTCCAGTCCGTTCTTCCCTTGGAATCGCAACAGATATTTAATCGCATTGCCCCAATAAAATCCTTGCACGGCTGTTAAATTGCCTGCAAAATTACGGACGACCTCAATCGCTTCAAGGCCAAATGCGCCTTTGTAATGACTTGGATTGTTGACCTTGTCTTCTTCAATCATTTCATCCAGCACTTGTTCATAAGATTTTTCTTTCATTTTTTAACCTCCTGATTGTTTCTCTAGCCAGTTGAAGAGCAGACCGAACTGCTCCGTCACCAGTTCATCGTCATTGTATTGTTTGCAAATTTGTCCCATCGATTCGACCGCCCATAGCCAATAAGCATCTGAACCGAATCCGACCTCTTGGCTCTTCTGATTGCTGCGCGCCATCCAGTCTGGAATCTCAACACTAAAGAAATGTATATAGTTCATCATTCCACTCCTCAACCTTGACGTAGATCCCCACGACCTCTGACCAAAATTTTTCGACAATCTCGCTTGCGACGTGAGCGTCATTTTTCCAAAAACCAACCTCGGTCATACAATCCTTAAATAGTTTTTGAATATTGTCCGTGTCTGGTGCTGTTGTCTTATACTGGCCGTCTTTCACTCCCTTTATCATAGGGAAACACCATTTGACTGTCAGCCGAACCGCTCCTTTGAATTTATCAGACGGCACATGCTGAGCAAGCAAGCTTTCAAATTTCATCCTGGCATTTTTTAATTCTGTCGGCTCATAAAAGATTGGCTTCCCAAATTGCACGTTTACCTTTTTTTGCTGGTGGGTAGTCGTTGGAATTTTTTCCATCGGTAAAAAGAATTCAATCATAGTAATCAACCCCCACCCATTGACCAGTGTCAGAATCATACACAATGTAACCAGCAGATCCCAACTGTCTCCAAAGCCAGTTCATTAAGTCAGGTTGATTTTTAATCCAAGCATACACTTGGCTTCTGTTACTATCGAACTCTTCTCCAGGTAACGTGTGATACAGCGGTGGCATAATTTTTGCAACCAATAACTTCTCAGAACGTCGTTTTTGTTTTTTGTTTTTACTTCCAGGAGTACGTCCCATTTTTATTTTTTCCTTTCTTTCTATGAGCGCCTAAGTTCAGAGTGAAGGACAGGGTTACAGGGTTACAAGGGGCGGATGCATAGCCCCCTTGTTCCTGTACCTGTTCTTCTGAACTCTCAGGGACATTTCCCAATTATCTACACTACCTAGTAGTTAGATAATCTGTCCCTGGTTTTGTCCCTAGGACATATCGAATATTTTATCGAAATGTCCCTCTGTTTTTACATCTCAGGGACACAAGGACATATCGAATAATGTCCCTTTGTCTCTAGGGACATATCGAATAATGTCCTTCGATGTGTCCATCGATATGTCCTTCGATGTGTCCCTGTCCCTATTCATTTATATTTGAGTTTTTAGGTACTATTTCCTTGTTTACAATTTCAAATTTTCCATTGTTTTTTATCCACCTACGGACCGTTTTTTCGCTTACCAATTTCTCCTCAGTAGAGAAATAATCTACTAAATCTTCAAGAGTTACTGGTTCAATACCATCGTCCAAAATTCCGATTGCAGTCTCAACTTTCTTGGCTTTGTCCTCTTTAGTTTCTTTCTTCTCAAAATTTTTCTTCCATGGAGAGTTTTTTCCATTCACATCTTCTAATTGTATATCAGCAAGCACACCCGTTTCATCAATCGTATGCACTGGATAACTGAACCACATGTTCACTGGCTTAAATTTGGCAAACTCTCGGAGCGTGCCCTCGACGCGCCATGCAGTCGCTATCTGGATCTTGTTACGGACTTCCTCGAGTTTGTCTGTGTATGGCGCTCGAGTCATGACATCAGGAATACCCTTTTCGAAGTACGTCCGCATCTGCGCGGGGCTCAAGAGGTCATCTAGTCCGACATGTTGCTGGTAATAAGCATTGTTCTGTTCTTGTAGAGCCAGTTTGTATACTTCGCATGCTGCCTGATTCAACCTTTGAGTTAGTAATTCTTCGGATACTTCCAGCTCGACTAAGTCGATAAGCGCGTCAGGGTCTCGAGCGAATACACCCGAACCACTGGCACGGTCCATGGACTTCTTGCCACCTTGCGAACCTTTCGAATGGTGATGACAGTAGATAACACTAGAGCCTAGCTCTGTGGCTACTTTGTCGAATTGATTGGTAAAGTGAGCCATCTGGTCCGCGCTATTCTCGTCACCAGTCAATACCTTATAGATTGGGTCGATGATGACTGCGATATAATTCTTTTTTAAAGCTCGACGGATGAGCTTAGGCGCTAGCTTGTCCATCGGTACGGTCTTCCCACGCAAATTCCAGATATCAATGTTCTGGATATTCTGCGGTGGCAATCCCATAGCTTGGTAGACATCGCGGAAACGATGCAAAGCAGACGGTCGGTCTAGCTCTAGGTTGACATAGAGGACACGTCCCTGCGTACAATCCCAGCCAAGCCATTTCTTACCCTCGGCAATTGCGATTGACATTTCAATCAATGCGAATGACTTACCAGCTTTTGAAGGCCCAGCAATCAACATCTTATGACCTTGACGCAGAACGCCTTTAATCAACTCAGGCGCTAACTCTGGTAAATTATCCCAGCTATCGGCCAATCCTTCCGGATCGGGCAGGTCGTCGTTCAAATCTTCGATGTACTGGTACCATTCGTCCCAATCAGCTTTACCGATGTTCGTGTCTACTAAAAATTGCTTCTGTCCATTTCGAACAAATCCAGGCATGCGCGATAGTCTGCTCGGGTTTCGATTCTGCGTATCGACGATAATCCCGTTTTTCTGACAGATTTTATAAAGATAGTCAACGCGGTTTCGATACTCTTCATAATTCTTAGCATCAACTTTGACGATGGCATGTAACGACTTGTTCCCACTGTGGACTAGGGCTGCAATCGGCAATTCAAGCTCTTTATAGATAGCGTTCTGCTTGTCAATTGGCATGCTGTCCGATTCAACCAGCGCATAGCGAAAATCTGTCACATTTTCATTTTTAGCGCCTTTTCCGTCCATGGGATTGAATCTGATCCATGCGCCCGCCTCTTCGTGATAGTCACCTAGAACTAAACCAATATCACCATTACATTTGCTAAGAGCTTCAATCAATTGCCCCGCAGTACGGTCATAAGCCCCTTTAGTTGGCAACCATTTGACAATCTCGCCAGTCTCGTCATCTGTTTTCGGATAACACTCGGTCACATACCCAACATTCTCGCTAGCTTCAAATAGTGTTTCAAGGTATTTGATAATTTCCTGCACTGGATTCCAGACGGTCGGCTCGTGGATTTCCTTACCTTCGATCCAGTCCTT